CTATCACACCGAAAAAGTCTAGTAAATTGACTCCATTTTAACTATAGATTTCACCTATCACAGCTAGGGCACTAAGGGGCACTGGTAATCTCATATCATCTAATCCATAAAACTTTTCGAGTGGGTTAATGTTGTTTAAAGCACCTACCTGGTCCATTAGCAGGTACATTCCAGTTATAGAAGAGACATTTTTTGAGACTATTCCATCTTGATCAAATTCCATTCCAGAACCCACAGTCTCTATCCAATTTTTAAGGAATGACACTAGAGCTCTTGATGTCTCTATCGTTGCATTAACTGTGTGACCAGTTCTTTCAGATTTAAGTCCTTTATCTTTTACATCTTTCAATTTTTCATAAGAACCTGATAAAGCTCTTTTAAAGATGGTGTCAATTGAATCTAAATTGCCTGCTGTTCCCTGCGCCATCCCTGGTTTGCTATCTTGATCACTTGCAATTGAAAAAACATCATCAAAATTCACACCATCGAATGCATTTGAGAAAAAACCCATTCCAGAATCATCTACAGCATTCTGAGGGAGTGTCCTATCTGCTTGTGTGGTTGTCACACTTGGTATTCTATTAGAAGTTTCATTATGTGTTGCCCAATCAGCTTCGGAACCAGCCAAGTTAGCACCATCTATTTCATCTTCAGAATCAGTCCAATTATCAAATGCGATAGCAGTTTGAACATCTAATGCTTCATTAGGAATTCCAGCCTCAAATGCATCCTGAACCTCCTCTGCCCAATCCTTCTTTCCCGATGAGATATCCCCACAATCAACAGCACTAGGAAAGTGATCTAAACTTGTTTGATCCACCTCTTCTAATGCAGAATAGTTCTTTACATAATCAGGTGGTTCATATTCGTCATTACTATCTATATCCTGAAGTTCATTTGGATTTGATTTACCTGCTAGTAAGATATCCTCTTCAGCTGACTGAATATCCCAATCTTCAGAATCTTGAGCAGCCATCTCTCCCATAACAGTTTTGCAAAGGTAACTGTGGAAGTGATTCCTTCTATGTCCTAGATTGAGTAGGTATTGGTTAAACCTATTAGCAGAGTAACTTATACCAAATTTTGGATTCTTGATTAAAAATGTTCTAAGAATATCTAACTGAACAGTGTTCAACTTCACAGCAACAAACTTAAATAAAACCCTATCAATTATATAATCAGGTGTATCAGTGGTTGAGCCCGTTAGGATGAAATCAAAAGCGCTTTGGAGCTCCTCCCAATATCTAATTCTATCTCTAGAAAAATTATCAGATATTTCTCTCAGTTTAGCATAAGATTTCGTAGCTAAGACCATGTCAGAATGCTTCAAAGTGTAGCCAAGTTCAACTGATTCAATTTCAGCTGGGTTTAAGTATGTCACAGGAAATTCAAGATTACCTCTAGATAAATTAATGCACAAGGAATTGGCAGACTCAGATAGTTTGAATTCTTGGCCTGGCAGTATTGCAGAAAACCTAAAGTAGTCATCTTCCTTTTCTGTTTTCCTATAACTCAGTGGATTGCTATAATTGCTAATATCCTTATTCATTCGTGTCCAACTATCAAGTTCATTTATTGGGGTTGATTCTAATGCTGCCGCTAATGTGTTAGCCCATACCTGATCCTTAGCTAGTGGTTGTATCTCCACCTCAACCTTCCTCCCAGTCACATCCTCTCCGAATAAAATTGTGTGTCTATAACTCGTCCTCAATTTCCCTCCCTCTCTTAAAACTGTTGTCTGTATTATATGGGTTCCTTCTGCTGAACCTGCTCTTATTTTAAAATACTTAGTTTTTGCAAATCTAAAAAACCTATTGTTACCAGTATAATAATCGTGAGCAAAAGTCAATCTACCTGCAATAAGGGATCGTATTGTTGTTCTAGATAACAAAAACCTAACCTTAGCAGAAAGCCAAGTCCTTACTGTTGTGATAAAGGAATCCTTTGATCTTGAATCAATTAATACTGTTTTCTCTGGAACACTAGTATTAGTTACTTCAAACATATCAGAACTTGTTAAAATCATCCTTCCAGAAGTGATACCAAGAGTTGGTCCAGGTATGGCTTCTGATTTCATTATTGCATTGGCAATTAATGTTTCTTGTGATGCTGATGTCTTAACTAGATCTTGATACCATTTTGAGTACGCATGTGGTTTGGTTCTCTCTGGGTTGAGCTCTAATGAACCATCAGTAACCATACCTAGGTTTTCAGTAAACTTATTTGAAATTATATCCATACATAGATCTTTCAAGTCATTGACTTTGTTTGGCAGTATCATTTTAGTGTCGCGTCTTATAAACTTGCCATATAAAGCAATGGCATTATCAGTTAAAACAATGGAGGTTAACAAATCTAATGGCTTAGTGGGTTCAGATACAGGTATTGATCTATAAGTATCAGTTGATCTCCTATATGAATTAATTAGTTCCCTAGATTTCACACCTGATAATGTTTTTAGTATTGCTAGCATGTATGAATCTGCATCTGATGCAGTATGACCTCTAAGAGTCACTTTCTGAATTGTTGGGTAAGAGTTGGATAGCTTGAATGTTTCTGCTTCTTGTGTAGCCAAAAACTCTCTTATACTAACAGCATCAGAAAGTCTCACTGATAGTTGATTTTCCATAACTTCATATATTGAGTGTCTTGTACACCGTCTAAATGCAGCAACTAGTTCATAACCTGCTTCTAAAATAGTTAATGATTTAAATTTGTCTGATAGTTCTTTATGTGATATTGTTGAACCTCCAAGAGAGAAAACTTTTGCAAAAGGGGAAGACTCTGATACTCTAAGACAAGGTCTTGTGTAAGAAGCCCAAGGTTCAGCCATTCTGATAAAGAAACTATTAACACCTAAATTTGTCTCAAGAGTATGAACACTAGTAGATCTAAATAATGAGAAAATGAAATCTGATGCAATAGGGGAATCTCTTTTGAGTGTGGCAAACTTATCTGGTACAAGCCATTTAGATATACCATGCCTCCTTTCAAATTGGGATAGCTTCCTATCTGTCTTTGCCAATTGAAATATACCAAGTGGACCAGTTCCTTTGAAGATTGTGACATCTTTATCTGCATAAGTTTTATTTACCTTTTCAACCCCCGTTCTAGCAAAATCTTCTAAAGTGACTGGTTCTGGTGGACATAATAGTGATTCAACTATTAATCTAGAATATGCTTCAGAGTTAATAAGATTAGAGACTCTTAAATACATGTTAGCAATCCCACCTGATAATATTGTAGTTAAGGGTTCTACGACAGGAAAACCACCCAGTTCCACTGGCTTATAAAATTGATCTGATTTTGCAAATTCCCATCTAAGCCACTGTTCAGTATGTAAAGTCAGGTTGAGAATTGAAACTATTACAGAACCCATATATGATCCACCATTAGCTAGGTAATTAGCAGAGGATGCCAAAATTGTTAAATAATCCTCTATGTGATTTAATCCCATTCCAACATCTATTTTAGCAATCCTTTGCTTGATTGAAGGTGTAGCTAATTTCCCCTTCTTAAATAAATTTGAATTTAACTCAGCTATATGAAAGTTAAAGGAAGATTTTGGATTACTCCTAACTATATTAAATAAATTACCTACTCTCAGACCAATACAGTGAGATACTTTAACTACTTCTATTTTATTGTGTTGTGGAGGTATGTGTGTTGTTGTTTCAGCATCATCAGAAGTGGTTAGACCCCGTATAGTAACCCTTGGATAAACTTCTTGGATTCCCTTTGTTTGAGCTAGGACCTTAAGGGCGTGGACCAAAGAAGATGTACCCTGGAAGATTCCTTGACACATTCCCTGATATATTGTTTCTTCAAACACTTTATTTGAAATTTTGGAACTAGCAAAATTAATAAATGTATTTATTGGGATAGACCTGCTAGCAGTGATATTCTTTTTTATTATTAGATCTATAAGACTTTCTGGAAACTTTGCCCTTTTGTCAAATACTAAATCAAAGACTCTTATAACTAATCTGAATAACCCAGCATCAGTCGCAAGCATTGGTAGAAGGGCATAAGCAAAGAAATTCATATTGTGATTTGGACCCCACCTCTTTTGATCTGAGTTATCATAACAATGGGTGCCTGGTGTAGTCTTATCTAATTTGAAAGTATCTGTGATTAGATCTTCTATAATTTTATCTTTATTAGGATTGTTCACAACTTCAATTTCAGGTAAACTTAAGGATAACTCTCTTGAAATTGTTTCCACAAACAGAGCACCAACCCGGAAGTTAAAATTTAACACACTAATTTCCCTATGGCCTTTCTGATCCTTTTGGACAATCCTATATCTATACACTATAGAACCATCATTGAATTGATCTATTGTACATGATAGTATAGAGAAAACTGGTTTATTTTGCTCTAACTCATCCATAAGATATACAGATCCAAGTAAACTTTTGTTGACATATTTGGGATCCTTTCCAGATTTCCTAATTAATTCCTCTAACACTGTTGATGCTGCTCTAATTCCCTGATGGTCTCCTGTTGATGGTCCGGCATCCATACTACCTTTCATAGTACAAGCATCTATGGGACCTCTATTCAATTTATCATAAATAGAGTCTATGATAGCTTCTGGGATTTTGGCATGCATAGCACTAGCCCCTATCATAAATGTTGCAGATCCTGTATACCGTTGGGATTTCAATGTAGCAAGTGTGTTGTTAAACCTAACCTCATTCTTAATGAATTCCTTTGAATTAATATACTCATAAACTTTATTAGGTCCTGACACTACACATGAATATAATTCTGGTGATAATCCAGCAACAGCATAAATATTCTGACTTACTCTCTGATTATAAATGCTTTTCTCTGATATCACCTCATTAAAACAGATTGCTTCAGACACCTCATGGAAAGCTCTAAATTTGTTATAAATATTGCAAATATACATTGAAGATATACTCTGAGAAAAACTATTTGATGGAAAATCAGTGTGAGGGAAAGCCACTTTCAATTCACCTGTTAGTTTAGAGTCTATAGAGGATAACCTTCCTGCTGTCGAAATTGAACTGAGAGTAGCTGCTAGTTTATAAGAGCGTAATATGTACAATAATTCCCAATGATGCCTTACTCGAATAAAAGTTGTTTTATCAACAATATCAGCTGCAGAACCCCCATAGCCTATTGATGACATATAAAAATACCTAACTTGTTCTGCTACTTGTGC